TGATACCTCTTTGAATAGAACAACACCTACTCCTTTAAGTGCTTCGAGGACGCGCCTAGCAGCCACGCATATTGGCAATTATGCTTTGTTTGGTGGGGGATATTATGGTGACACATCAGGTGATGGTAGTGACTATTCTGCAGTAGTTGATGCATATGATACCTCTTTGAATAGAACAACACCTACTCCTTTAAGTGCTTCGAGGACGCGCCTAGCAGCCACGCATATTGGCAATTATGCTTTGTTTGGTGGGGGATATGATGGTGACACATCAGGTGATGGCAGCTACTATTCTGCAGTAGTTGATGCATATACAACAAAAGTTTATAAGGCAACCATAACATTGCCCCCAAATGTTTCTTATGAGTTTGACGGTGTTTCAGGCACTACAACAGAACCTACTGATTTACTAGTTGGTTATCCAGTATATGGGTCGGTGACTGTATAGTGATATTTAATTCTGATGTAACTATATGCAATTTCTATAACGGTTCATTCTTTAAAACACATTTAACTGGAGTCGAACTACAAAATAGATACTCTGCACGTAGATTGCCGGGAGTTAATGAAACTGATGATAGATGCTTATTAATAATTAAATTTGATCCAACACAAAAGACAACTAACGGGGGATACAAATTCTTGTATCCTAAGGAATGGGAAAATCTGGAAGATAAAGATGGATATTTTACAATTCAGACTGACAGAGATTTCTTTATAATGGGAGACTTTAGCAATTCAGTAATAACTGATTTTGATTCATTTAAGAATGATCATCCAAACATAACATTCTTAATTAATGAATTCAGAGAATATAACAGTGTTCTCCCACACTGGGAGATTTGGGGAAACTGAAACCCCATAAACAACAGGTGGGAGCTGACCATTCAGCAATATAGTGAACTACACTTAAAAAAGGAGATAACATGGAAACAAATATAGAAGCAGAAGTAGAGACAAAAGAACAAGAGCAAGCACCTGCTGCAGAATTCGATTACAAGAAAGCCAGAGAAGAAAGAATAATCAAAAGCACAGAAAAAAGAATTCTCAAAGATTTAGGCACTGACTCTTTCGAATCAATAAAGCAAAAATTAAAAGACTATGAAAACATATCAAATGAATTAAAACAACAGAAAGACAATGGTAAAAAGCTGGCAGTATATGCTGCAGGATTCGATGATGAATATATCGATTTTGTTTCATATGATGTTTCTAAAAAGCAGAAAGATGGAGAAGACTTTGATACTGCTTTAAAAAAATACAAAGAGAAGCACTCACAGTATTTAAGAGAATCAAAGCAAAAGACTATGTCAACTCCAAACTTTGAAAACAAACCAAATAAATACTCAATGAATTCAGTAATGAATGATTTCATTAGAGGAACAAGGAGATAGAATTATGTCACAATATATAATAGATAGATCATTAGCACAGCCTCTTATACCTCCCGAGATATCGAGAGAGATTATTCAAGGAGCATTAAAATACTCTGTAGCATTAAGAGTATTCCGCAGAACAAGGAATATGTTACGTGATGAGTTATTGATGCCTGCTCTTTCGATGCTACCAACTGGTGGATGGTTAGACACTGATACATCAATCAAGCCATTAACCACACAAGCATGGGAAATGGTAGAGATGTATGCTGCTGAATATGCGGCTCGTGTGGTCATCCCTGACAACGTTCGTGAAGACGCTGACTATGACATGTGGGGAGAAATTTTGCCAAGGCTCCAAGAAGTTTATGGTAAAGCTTTTGACCAAGCTGTATTCATGGGTATAAATAAACCCAGAAGATTTCCTGCAGACCTCGTAACTGCATGTTATCAAGCAGGTGCGGTGGTGACTCAGACTTCAAACATTAACAATGATATTAATAATGCTTTAGCAATGGTAGAAAATAGTGGATTTGACCCAACAGCGTTAGTTGCCGGGGTATCTATGAAATCCAGATTCAGAATGAATGTTGACTCTATTGGACAGCCGATTTGGTTCCCATTCATTGAAGCGTTAGACAAATATTATCTAGACAATGGTGCATGGGATGACTCCAGAGCATTATTGATTGTAGGTGACTTTAGACAAGCAATATACAGTGTACGTGAAGACATTTCAGTCAGAATTTCTGCTGATGCTGCGACCAACATTAATGGTTCGTTACACAGCATGTTTGATGAAGACTCTCAGGTCTTAAGAGCTAAATGGAGAATAGCGTTTGCAGTGCCGAACCCTGTCACGATTTTGAATCAAACGAATTCAAGATTCCCATTTGCTATTATTGCTGCAAATCCTGCTACAACCACATACACAATTACGTTTACGGTGACTGATAGTAGTTCGAATCCTATTGAGGGGGCTAAGATTGTATGCGGTGGTATGAATGGCGCCACTAATGCTTCAGGTGTTGCTACATTCAAATCTCAAGCAAATCAAACTTATGCTTATAGAGTATATAACACAAGTGGCAAGATAGTGACCAGAGATGAAGTTTCTGTAACGACTTCTAACACAAGTGTTTCGGTAATTATTTAATGGCAGATCTATATAGATCAAGTTTCACAGGCCCCGATTTTGATAACACTGTTTCTTCCGCTTTATTTGATATAACAGTGAATGGGGCCTCAGTGCCAAAAAACAATCATACAGCAGAAATAACAATGCCACTTTACTCTGTAGGTACATGGACGCCTGCTGCGGACAACTTTAACGACGGCGGCGGGGCTTATACGCCACCAACTGTTAATTATGAATATAGGGAAGGGCAATACACAAGGTTTGGGGATTTATGCTTTATTAACTTTTACTTAAAGTTTACGATTACCCCAACCGGAGATAGATATGCAACGATTATTAACCTTCCATATAGATCAGCTACTAATATCAGAAAGCAAACTATCTCAGTGTGTGATATGGGTGCTGCTAATTGGCTACCTGCGGCGACAGTAACATTTCAGATTAATCAGAATTCTACAGAAATAAGGTTAGAGCAAAATGATGGAATATATGCGCTCAAATGGCCAGAAAATTTCTCGGAACCTATATATGTTGCGGGTAGCGGCGTATACAAAATTATGACCTGAGGGAATTGATGTTTATAAATTATAGTTATTATAAAAACACGTATGGTGGAACATTAACGGAAGCGGAATTTAACAAGCAAGCACCAAAAGCATGCAATTATATTACACAGCAAACCATGACAAGGATAACAGACACAAGTTTAAACACATATCCAAGTCAGATTATTGATCAAGTAAAACGATGCGCATGCAATTTAACAGATGATTATTCAGCGATTGAGAGGGCGCGCAAAGAGGCCTTAATATCTGGTGGGCAATTAAGGGCTGAAAAGGCCGGGGAAGTATCAGTCAGTTATGAATCAAAGACTATTCTTTCAGAACCTGCTGTTGCTGATGAATATTTATTAACTACACTAAGGCAATATTTAGGATTAATAGAAGTAAATGGCAAAATATACAATTTATTATCTAAAGTTTTAAGAGAACGCAATTGCTGTTGCGGAATAATAGTATAAGGAGAGATTTTAATGGGATCACCGGCAGAGAAAAGAGCACAGTTAGTGCATTTATTGAATGTTTCATCACCGTATAGTTATGACAGTCCTGACTTTGAGATTTTATGCAATGGTATTGAGGACTTAACAGAAGACTTTGAAGCTGAAGATGATGACATTCAGTACATTTGTGAGACTACAAAGACGAGAGTAATTTCTGGTTACACTGTTTCAATGGACATTGAGATGGGGTACACACAGAATAATAAAATACAAAACTGGTTTAATCAGAAAGTAAGGGTTTTACCTACAGGGTCAGAGTTAGAGGTTGACTATATACGATTTAACAAGCTTGAACCTATATTTGGAACCTCCAACAAATTTATAGGTGTAAGAAGAAAAGCTGTTGGATACCCGACATCTATAGGAGGAGCTGCTACAGATCCTCTATCATGTAATTTAACTTTAGCGGGAGCGGGTGATGCTAAAGTAGGCATAGTCACTATTACAGAGAACACATGGGGGAACACATATTCTTGGGCTGATGCTACTACTTCATTGCCGTATGTATCTGAAATAGGTGGAATAACTATGGCAAATTATTATGCTGGAGTAACAGTTACTGCTTCTGACAACCCCGCGACGAAAGTGGCTGTGAGTGGTAGTGGAGTACCTGGTGCTACTATTAGTTATATCACAGACGGAGGTACAGCTTCATCTACAACTGCTACCGTAGGTTCTGGTGGATCGTGGTCTGTTGACTTAACTTTATCAGAGCTTGCTGTTGACTCAAACAGCATATACTCTGTAGCATTCAAACAAACTGCAAGTGGGATGGATTCTGTCACCACAGTACCTTTGAAATTCAAAGCTCAAGCTTCTGCTTAATATAGGAGGGGGAAATGTCAGATACAGAGATCTTAATAGAATTTGATGCTGATACGAGCAAATTAGAAGGAAGCGTTAAAGAAGCAATAAAAAAAACTGAATCGGAAATAGATAGGCTACAAAAAGAAACGAAGAAAGCAATTAAAGATTTGACCGATTATGGGTTAGATAATAAAGCTATTTCTAAATTCTTGGGCCGAAACTACCAAGAAATTGCTAAGCTTGGAGAAAAAATAGAAGAATTAAGGGCTAAATTGCCCAATATGGCACAAGAAATCCAAAAAGTAACGCAAGCACCTGTATCTGGCACAACCCTAAATTTATTTGAGAGATTAAGCACTTTAGCACAGACAACCAAAGAAAAAATACAAAATCTTTCTCAAACAATATGGCAAAACCTGGGAAACGCAACTAGAAATGCATCGACAGCCACAAGTGGGTTGAACACTCATTTGTCTTATACTATGAATCGGTTGCTAAACATAGCAAGGTCCGCGTTTTTCTTTAACATTTTCAGTAGATCGGTACGTGCTTTATCCAGAGAAATGTTAACGTTAATAGAAAGAGATTATTATCTCTCAAACTCATTATTGTTATTAAAAGCTAACTTGATAAATGCATTTGCACCGATTATGAGAGTGGTATTGCCATGGATCAGGGCATTAGCGGATGGATTGGTATGGCTAGCGCAAAAGTTTGTAGATTTCATTAATTGGTTAACAGGATCTAATGCAAAGATAGTATATTCTCCATTTGAAGCCAAAGGCATAGTACAAAGTTATTCAGACCTTGTAAGCCCGCAGAAAATCAAAGATATAGGTGCCGGATTAAGCAAAATAGACCAACCAAAATTCAAATCAGTACCGAAATTAAACAAAGGGTTAAGCAAAACAAGCAAAGAAGCAAAGAAGGCCGCGAAAAGTAGTAATAAATTACTTGCAAGTTTTGACAGGATTGAGGTTTTGAACTTTGATAGCAAAAATCTTGAACTAATCAAAGGATTAAATGAAGGATTATTAGGTCCCCTAGACAAAGCTGAAACCAAAATCCCGAAGATAGCATCAGAACTAAGACAGTTAAAAATGCCAAAAATGGGTGGTGGAGGAATTTTTGGCAAAAAAATGGAATTGCCGAAAATAAAGTTTGATGTTGATCCGAAATCAGTACAAGCTGTAGAAAATGTAAAGAACACATTAAAGAGTATTGGCAATTGGTTCAACGAACACCCATGGGCAAAATCATTGCTTGAATGGTTAGGAACAACATTATTAATTAATTCTGCATTAGGGGGAATACTAAAAATATTGCCAAAGATCGAAACTGCAATGTTATTAGCATTTAGCAATCCGACACTATTAGCAATATCAGCTGCTATTGCTGCATTTGCAGTTATAGTCAAAAACTGGCCCGAAATTCAAAAAGTATTAGACAAAAAGATTGGGGGTACTGAATTCACAGGTAATGATGCTTTTGAAGCTATTTCAGGGTGGAACCCAAGGAATCGTAGTGTAGGGCTTTCAGAAGAACTTAAAAACAAGATAATAGGTGATGGTATACCGCCTGAAGTTATAGAAAGTATAAACAAAGCTGAAAGTGCAGAATCCCGTTGGAATGAAAAAATAGAAAAGACTGAAAATCTGTTTGACATTGTAGGTAAAAAAATAGGAGATAGTCTTGAATCGTTTACAGATTTTGTAGATGAAAATGTATGGGGGAAATTAGGGAACAGTTTAAAGCCTCTAATGGATGGACTAGCGACATTACCAAAAGTTGCAAAAACATCTAGCGCTGAAGTAAACAAATCAATAAGTGGAAT